GATCGAGCGTCGTCAGGCCCGTGCAGCCGCTGGCATACACCCAGGTCGCGGCCGGGAGATCGAGCGTCGTCAGGCCCGTGCAGCCGCTGGCATAGACCGTGGTCGCGGCCGGGAGATCGAGCGTCGTCAGGCCCGTGCAGCCGCTGGCATACACCCAGGTCGCGGCCGGGAGATCGAGCGTCGTCAGGCCCGTGCAGCCGCTGGCATCGACCTTGGTCGCGGCAGATTTATCCATCGCCACGAATTGGGCGAGCGTGAAACGTTTGCCGTCTACTATGACATATTGCATTTTCGTTTTCCTGTTGGGATTGGTCATGCCGGCCACTACACCAGCGCGGTGCGGCGGAGTTCGTGGACCGGGCCGCTCACGATAACCACCCGATCAGCAACGCCAGCAGCACGAGTGCCGCCAACGAGCAGCAGGCGCCGGCCCAGGTTTGCGTCGGAATGCCAGGCATGCTCCGCAGCGGGTGCCCGATGAAGCCGTCCACCGCGCGGAGGAACCGGTTGGGGCGCGCGGCAACGGCTGCCGGGTAGGCGATGGCGTGCTCGGCGTCGTCCAGCGGGTAGCCCTGAGCCTCAAGCAGCAACAGAGCATCGCCGTCGAAGGGCGTTGTCGAAATCGAAAGTGGCGCTGGCGAGAGACAAACTGCGTTGTTGTACATGAATTGGTTTCCTCTCACAGCCGCTCACGAGCGGCGATCTGCACTGCTGTCTTTCGGTCGAGATATTCGCGGCGGTGGTCGCGCTCAGGAGCGGCATCGGGGGCCGCAGTCTGTGACCGGTCGTAACTGCGCCAAATCTCGCGACGCATCCCGGGTGTGAGGGACCTCCAATCGCCAGTCATTCCAGGGGGCGCTTCTGCTGGCGTAGGGGGCGCCTTGTAGGTCCAGTAAGACGCTTGCTGGATCAGGCGCGGCGTGGGCAGAGAGGGCGCGCTGTCAGCCGATCGACCTAATCCGTCGTCGTTCTCCCGCTCCGCCGCGGCTTCTACCGCCGGTTGCGCCGCAGCACGGAATGAACGCCCAGATTGCAGTTGTGCGGCCGCCGGTGGCGGCGCCATGCTGCCGGCGGGGCTCACGGGGATGCGAGCGGGCGCGGCTACGGGCGAAGGGTCGGGACGTTGGAAGAAGTCGGGGTTGGACATCGGAGCCTCCAGGGCGTCGGTGGAAGCTGTCTAACAAATCTTTTGTCGGGCGTCAACGCAGATCGGACAGCAGCGACAAATATTTTTGCGCTATCGTCGCTTGCGGGGAGCCTGTCTATCGGTTGGGCGCCGACAATCTGGGCTAGGGTGCCCCCGCCTTCGCGCGTGCGCGGGGAGCCCGAGCCCGCTTCTCCGGCCGAGGCAACGCCGGGGACGTCGCCGGCTCCGGCAGTCCCCGCAGGAGCGCCCGCTCCCCCTGGAGGGCTAGGGCCAAGCGGATAGCCTTAGGGCCAGGAAGGCCGGCGGGGTCCCCTTCATATAGCCAATCCAAGGTGACGCCGAGCGTGGCCTTCAACCGCCGCGCCTCCGGCACCATGGGGCGGCTGGTGCCGTTGGCCCAATTCCGGACCCGACTGCCGGTCTCCCCGATCATCGCCGCCAACGCCTCGGCGGTCTCGATCTCGCCCTCGGTCATTGCTGCCCGCAACCTGGCGCCGATCTCTACATTCCATGGGTCCTTGTCGCTCATGGGCTGTATTGTGGCCCTAAGCCATTGAACCGGCACGCAAACTGATTTGGCGCTCGCGGGTCCGACAAAGGGCTTGTCAGGCGACAAATTGTTTGTCATAGTGCCGCCATGGCACCAAAGACCGCGCGCGAAATTATCGATGCCTTCGGGGGCACCCGCGCGCTTGGCGACTTGCTAGGGCGCCCCCGCAACGTGGTCAGCCAATGGCTGCGGATTGGCATCCCGCCGAAATACTGGCCGGAACTGAGCCGCCGCGCGGCGGAAGGCATCGCCACGGAATCCATCACAATCGAGGTTCTCGAACGGCACGTGCCGTCCGAAGCGCGCACTCCGGAAGCCGTCTGATGCGCCCGTGCCCCACCACCTTCATGCCCAACGCCGCGTGGCATCGCTGGATCGCCCGTCACCCCGGATGGCGCGCTCCCATCACGGCCCCCTGCCACCTGGCAGCCGCCGCCGCAGCCGGATACACCGCCCCGACCGCCTGGCGCTGGACCGCGGGCACGATCGGGTCCGCCTGGTCGCGCCTGGTCGGCGGCGTCCCGTATGCCGGCGCTCCGGGGCTGCATCCCGTGCCGGTCCCGGAGCCGTCCGCGCTGCTCGTGCTGGTGCTGCCGATCGGGGCGCTCGCGTTGGACCAGAAAGACGTGATGACTGAGGCGAAATCCTCGGGCTTCGATGTCGCTGTCATCCGCGCCATCCTCCGCGAGCGCAAGATGGACGAAGAGGAGCGCGACCAACGCGAGCACCTGATGGATTTGTATAAGCGCGCTCTCGGAATGTTGGCCGACCTGCCGTTGGGCGCTGCCGCAGTAGAGCGCGCGGGGCGATGACCGACGAAGCCCCCATCGGCTGGGCTATCGCTCTCCCCAACGACCGCAAGGTCAAGCTGTTCCCGGACGGAGCCGAGTTCCACCTGGAGTTCGTCAGCGGCGAGCGAGTGACGTGTTTGCGGCTGTCTCGGGCGGCGATGGACGCGGTTGTGTTATTGTATCTTCAGGCTTGCGGGCCGGTGGCATGACCGAAGCCCCCCTCTACGTCTCCCGCGGCATCAACCGCCGCTACACCGTCCGCGTGCGTGCGCCGGGGTGCCGCACCTACACGCTCGCCGGCCAGTTTCGGTCGAAGGAGCGCGCGCTGGCACGCCTCGCGCGGGAGATGGCGACGGGGAGATGGAAGCGCGGGGACGTGCTGTTCTCTTGCGATTGGTACGAACCGACACGGGTATTTGAGATGGTGCAGCAGTGAGCGCCCTATTCGACGATCCTGCCGACGACGCCAAGGTGAAGCGGAAGCACGACAAGCCTGAGCACCGCTTGTCTCACTGGCTGAATACGCTGCTTGACCGCATCCTGACTGGAGATTGCTGGTACACCGCGATCGACCATTCCGGCGCCGAGACCGGGCGCTCGCAAGCCGAGCGCGATGCGTGGCACCGGCGGCAGGCCTACCAGGGCATCAAGTCCTCGCACCTGGATTGGTATGCTTACCAGCGCGAGACAGGGATTTTCACGCAGTTCGAGTTGAAAGTCGGCAGCAACAAGCCGACCGATGGGCAATGCACGACGATGCGCCTGCTGGGCGAGCGCCACATCCCGACCGGGTGCTTCTACACGCTGCGCGAGGTTTACGATTTCCTGCGCGCCACCGGATTTGTCCTGCATGGGAATAGCGCCGGCATCCTAGCGGAAGTCGAAGCTCGGCACGCAGCGGCGGATCGCGCTGCCGCTGTCAAGAAGACCAGCACCGCGAAAGCTCCGCGCTCCTACAAGCCCCGCACGGCCAAACCGACGTTGCGGCAGGTGGCGCGGACGAATGCGTTGCGCAGCCGGGTGATGTTCTAATGCCCGACGCCGCACCCCCTCGCGCTCCCGAGCCCGGCTTGTCGTGGCATATCTGGGACAAAGCCGAGTGGCGCTGCCTCGCATGTGGCACCACGACCATGTCGGATGATGCCTTGGATGGATGCCCGGGGAAGAAGAAGGAGACCGCAGATGCCGAATGACTCCTGGACCCCGAAGAAGATCGACCGCCTGCGCGCACGGTGGCTTGCCGGCGATTCGGCTAGCGTGATCGGGACCGTCGTCGGCATGTCGAAGAATGCCGTGATCGGCAAAGCCCGGCGCGTCGGACTCAAGGCACGGCCGAGCCCGATCCAGCAAGCGACCGTCTCGACTGAGGCTGTGCAGGAACTTGCCGACGCCGGCTGGACGAAAGCCGAGGCAGCACGGAAGCTCGGCGTCGGCTACAACGTCGTCTGCGGCGTCGCGACGTACCGCGGCATCAAGTTCCAGTTGCACCGGCCTACGCCGGCGGCTCAGCAACGAGGCCGCGAGACCGCAACGGCTCGGGCGGAAGAACGCCGCGCCGAGGTCGTCCGGCTGAAGCGTCGAGGCCTGAGCAACCACGACATCGCGCAGGAAGTCCACATGCGGCGCGATACGATCGGCAAGATACTCAAGGGAGCCGGTCTCTCTGTCGCGCGACGGCCCCCAACGACGCCGGCGGTGCGGGCGCCACGCCAACGCACCATCTCGTTCGTCTCCACCGCGCCGACGGCGCCCTCCATGCCCGCCGTCACGCGGTTTTCGTGCCTCGCGCCGGGGGAACTGCCGGAGCCGAACGGGTGCCAATACATCGTCTCCGGCGCCAAACCATGGGCGTTCTGCGCGGAACCGGGCGCGGTCGAAATGCGGGACGGGACTCCGGTGCGGCGCCCCTGGTGCGCTGGGCATCTCGCGCGGGTGTTCTCGCGGGCGATGGCGGTGGCGGCGTGAGCAAAGCCGCGCACCTGATGATGGTCGGCGCGCGGGACGAAGGCAGCGTCAAGGGCGACGATTTCTATGCGTCGCCACCGTCCGCCGTGCATGCTCTCTGCCGAGTCGAGCGGTTCGACGGCCCGATTTGGGAGCCGGCATGCGGCGACGGCGCGATCAGTAGGGTCCTGTCCGAGCACGGAAACGACGTAGTTTCGACCGACCTGGTCGAGAGAGGGTTCGGGCGCGGGCATATTGATTTCTTGATGGAATACACGACGATGGCGCCGAACATTGTGACCAATCCGCCCTACAAGATCGCGGACCAGTTTGCAGCACACGCGGTCAGTCTTGCTACCAGCAAGGTCGCGTTCCTGATGCGGCTCGTCTGGCTGGCAGGCCAGCGGCGCCGGCGCATGTTCGAATCGACGCATCTCGCCAGGGTTTGGGTTTTCAGCGCGCGCATTCCCCGCATGCACCGACATGGTTACGTCGGCCCCACCACGACCAGCACGATCGACTTTGCATGGTTCGTTTGGGACCGCGTCCACATCGGCCCTCCTACTATCGGGTGGCTCAGTTCGGCCCCGTCTCGCGACGGTGCCCACGACCTCGGGGTCTCCCCCCGAGCAGCGGCCGGCTGCCCTACCGGCTCGTTCCCTCCCTCAACTTCCCCGTCCGGACCGCTGCATCCCCCGATGCGCGACCGGGCGGCGGCTTTTTGAGGGGGTGGAATAAGGTGCCGCAACAGGACCGGACCGATATCGACGACTTAGCATCCGCGATCCGAGAATTCGAGGATGCGCTACCTGGATGGTGGTGGTCCGTGGGCGTTTGCAGCCTGACCCGCGATGCCAGTTGCGGCCCGGACCGAAGTGGGCCGGATTGCGACCTGCTCTTGATCCGCGAATTCGACGAAGGGTTCCATTGCGACGATGACGCCGGGACCTTGGCGTCATCGCTCCGGGCCGTAATGAGAGACGCGCTCGACGCGAAGGCCCGACAGGGGAGGGGAGATTGAGCAACCCGCCCGACGTAGCCCACGGCATCGCCCTCCGCACCGCCATCGCCGCCCTGGACCGCCTCTACGACGTGCTCCCCCGCACCGACGATCTGCCGATCCGGGTTGCGGTGCTGGCGGTGGAGCTGCGGGAGAGGGTGCGGGAAGTGCCGCAGGGCGCTGAGGTGCGCGCGCGATGAGCGCCCCCTCGAACATTAAGTCCGGCAACCGCCGCATGACGCCCGAGCCGTGGTCGCAATACGAAAGGCTCCCGTCATCCCTGCGCGCGGCCTTGCGAGAAGCGCACGTCAACTTTTCCGCTAGATCGGTGTGGAAACATTTGCGCCAGCACACCTTGCCGGAAGTTTTGCTGATGCTCCCTCGCGCTGAGCGGGAGGAAATCGCCCGGTTCGACCCTGACAGCTCGCACGTCCGCGCTGGCGCGACGATCCTGCGCTACGACGAGGCCGAGCGGGTGCGGGGCCGGCGTGGGCCGAGGGTGTTCCGGTGAGCGCCCCCGAATGCTGGTCCTGCGCCGCCCGCGAAGGCGAGGCCCCCTTCTTCGTGCGCCTGCCGCCGGAGCACGAGACCTGGTGCATCCTCTGTGCCCTAGAGCGGGCGAGCCTGGACGTAGTTTTAGCAAGCCGGCGGCCGGGCGCCCCCTACGCGAGCGCCCGGCCGTTGGTCCTACTCGACCCGCCAGACGCGCCACATTTCGCGCGGGGGCTTGCCCTCGACAACCCGCGTCTTCGTGAACCGGAAGCCGGTAGCGCGGCGGCCCGAAGCGACCTGGGGGCCTTCGCCGTCCCCGATCGGAACGGCGAACGAGTCACCGACTTTCATCTCCCGCCAGGGGTAGCGGGCGGCAGTGTGGATCGGGATGTTCTTCTCGATCTTAATCACGGCAGCAGCCCGTGCGCGGCCAGCATCTCGCGGATGATCGTCGGGCAACTCGCGTCCCCGATGCGCTCCTGCATGTCCGCCACCAACGCATCGGCGCGGTTTGCGAACGTGGAGTGCTCAGGCCAGCCGTCGTTAATTTCCTCATCCACGTCCTCCAACAGCTTCGTGATCGCATCATCTGCGGCCCCGTCGCTCTGGGCGATCTCGTTGACCGCGCCGGCAATCACCAATCGCACCGCCTGCCGCGCATGGCGGATCGTCACATTCGGGTTTGTCACTTTGATGGTCCCTTTCTTTGTCGCGACCGGGATTTGGTCGGTAAGGCAAGTATGGGCCGTGCGCCGAGTAATGTCAATATGTTTTCGTAGGCGCCGCTCACTGCCGCGCCGCGCCACCAGATCGCCGCCGGAAGTACTGCCGCGTTCCCGGGTGGGGCGAGCAGCCGGCGGTGCGCGCCCGGTCCTGGCCGAGTCCCGCGGGGATACGGGGACCGGGCGCGAAGGCGCCGGGGTGGGGGCATGACCTGGCTCCGCAAGCGCCCCGCGCCGTCGCTCCCGAACACGCCGCCGGCCGACCCCACGAGCGCCGACCTCAAGCTGCGCCTGCACGGCGACGCGACAGGCCCGGATATCCACGTCGGATACTACAAGCGGGATGCTGCCGACGCGCTGGCCGAGATCGAGCGGCTGGAGGGCTTGCTTGCCCGGCTGCGGGAGCGGGCGCCATGAAGACCGGCCGCTTTGCCCCCGACGAAACCGCGCGGCTCATCGATCTCAGTATCGGCGGCACGTCGGTGCGCGAGATCGCCACGAAGATGGACCGTGATTACCAGGCGGTCGCGAAGAAGCGGGCGCAGTTGGGGCTAGGGCGCGCGCGGCTTGCGCTGCTGGATTGTATCCAAGAACAAATCCGGACGATGCGCAGCGATGGGGGGTCATTTCTCGAAATCGCCGCTGTGACCGGCTACTCGCCCCCCACAGTCCGGCGTTGGTGTGCCGAAATGGGACTGCCGATCGACCGCCTGAACCGCGGGCGCCGGCCGGGCCGTGAGGTGCTGCGGTGATCACTCCCCCGCCTCCCGCCACGCCGGCGCGTCCGCTGCTGCCCGGAGCACCCGCGCGAGATACCGCGCCACGTGCTCCGGGATCGGCCGCGGATACGACTCCGCCCGCTGCAATTGCTTGCGGTCCAGGCCGAGCAGGCGCGCGGCGTGGCGCTCGGTCCAGCCGAGGGAGATGCGGGCGGATTTCAACTCTGCGCCAGTCATTTCCACGTGGTCCCGGCCCTAATCTGGTAGATCGCGCTTACAGAAACTCCGAAGCGGGCGGCCAAACACTGCGCCGACAGTGGGCTGCTGCGAGCCTCTTGGGCCTGATCGCGCGTCATCTTCTGGTGGCGAGTTGGGGTTCGGTTCGCCCTTCCCTTACGGTCCATGTCAGCAACATTGTCCGCATGCGTTCCCAACATAAGATGCTCGGGGTTAACGCATGCAGGATTGTCGCATTTGTGCATGACGACAAGGGCGCCGGGAATTTCACCGTGAGTAATCTCATACGCGACCCGGTGGGCGTGTCTATTTTTGCCCTTGAAAAGAAACCTGCCATAGCCCCATTCGTCTTTCGCCGCAGTCCAGAGGATGCAACCGGAATCGTCCGGTCTGGTCTTAATCCAAAATCTTTCCATCATCTCTCTCCTTCTCCCGCGCGGGACCGATTCCCGCGCGGCGGGGGTGGGTTAGGCGGCGCGGACTGCGGTCAGCCCATCGCGCCAGGCGCCGCTCGTGATGCGGCCGGCTGCGAAATCGTCATGCAGCGGACCCGTCACGTGCGCGATGCGGCGCAGATCATCGCGGTAGGCGCTGGCCCGCAGATACAGCGGCGAATCCAGACGACCATTGCGCCGCATGTGCGCCGTCATCGCGTAGTCGAGCACCTGTGCGGCGGCGCCGGCGCGCACCGCCCAATGGCCGTCGTCGTGCGCGCCGTGTGCCATGATTGCCTCTGCGGTCGAGATCGCCTGTGTGAGCGCCATCGTCTCTCTCCGTCCCTCCGTCCGCCTCATCGCGTCCGGTGTCTCCACAATGGCGACAGTTGGGGGTGGCGTCAACAGGAAAATTCGGAGGGACGCGATTTTTCTTCGGACCCGATCCTACCCGACCGCTTCGGCCATGAACCCGATGGCCAGGGGGTCTGCACGCTGTGCGGGGAGGTCGGGCCGTTCGATTTCGCGTGCGAGGGCGCGGCGTGTGAACCGGGGTCGATAGCATGAGCGCCTTCGCCTGCTTCCTCCCCCCTGACGACGTGCAGCGCCGCGCCTGGGAGTGTTGCGTCGTGTTGGGCGACGGGTTCGCGGACCGCCTTGCGCTGGTCGATCGCGTTCTGATCGAGGAGATGCAGCACGTCGGGCCGGCGGCGCTCGGATGGGCGGACTGCCGGATTGCGTTCCGGCTCTACAGCGCGACCATCGCGGAACGGGTGTGATGCAGATGGCGCTCGGGGATGTCGCCGCGAAGCTCGGCCTGCCGGTGTTCCCTTGCTCGGCCGATAAGCATCCCATTGTCGCGACCGGATTCAAGGCGGCCACAACCGACCCGGACTCGATTCTCCGCGCGTTCAACGCGCCTGGCGCAGCTATGATCGGGATGCCGACCGGTAATCCTTCCGGCCTCGTCGTGATCGACGTCGATATCAAAAACGGCGCAGCCGGCATGGCGTGGCTGGACGAAAACCGCGAAGCCCTCCCGCCGACGCGGACCCACAAGACTCGTTCCGGCGGCCTGCATCTGGTGTTCGCCGCGCCCGCCGGGGTGGAAATCAGGAACAGCGCGTCCCGGGTGGCGCCTGGGGTGGATGTGCGCGGCAACGGCGGCTACGTGATCCTTCCTCCCTCGCCTGGGTATGCCCTCGCCGACCCCTCTGAGCCGGCCGAGATGCCGGGATGGCTGATCCACGCCTGCCTCCCGGCGCCCGCGCCAGCACCGGGTCCAGCCGCACCGCGCGACAGCACCACCCCGCGTTACGCCATGGTGGCGCTCGACGGTGAAGTTGCTGACGTGATGCGAGCCGGGGAAGGCACCCGCAACGATCGCCTCAACGTCGCCGCGGTCAAGCTCGGCAGCCTGGTGGGGGCTGGATTGCTCGCTCGCTCGACCGTCGAGGCGGATCTGACGCGGGCCGCGCAAACCGCCGGGCTCGACGCGAGAGAGATCGCGGCAACGATCAAGTCCGGCCTGGATTTCGGGATCGCGCATCCGCGGGATGTGCCGGCGCGGTCGAATGGCGCCCGTCACCACGCCGCACCCGAACCACCGCCGCCTGAATCCGAGGACCCGGGCCACCAGGGAGACGAGCAGGCAACCCCGGGGTCCACCGGAGAGCCCGACCCCGCTGACATCCTCCCCCTCCTCTGGTTCGGCCAGATCGAGGTCAGTCTAGATGCCCGCGATTTCGTACAGGGCACGCTCATGGAAGAAGGGTCCGCGGTCGTCTACGGCCAGAGCAACAGCGGCAAGACGTTCTGGACCACCACCCTCGCGCTGCACGTCGCCGCCGGCCTGGAATGGCATGGCCTGCGCGTCGAACAGGGGGGCGTCGTCTACTGCGCGCTGGAGGGCGGGATGGGCTTCCGCAACCGCGTGGCGGCATGGCGCGAGAAGATGGGCTTCGGCTCCTATCAACTCCCCTTCGCCGCTATCCCGGCGGCAATCAACCTGCTGAACCCGGCGGCCGATACCGACAAGCTCATCGCGACGGTAAAGCTCGCAGCCGCGGCAATGACCGTCCCGGTCAAGCTGATCGTGGTCGACACGCTGGCGCGCGCCCTCGGCGGCGGCAATGAAAATGCCCCCGACGACATGGGCGCCCTTGTGGCGAACATGGACCGCATCCGGGCAGAGACGCACGCCATGGTCTTGTTCGTCCACCACAGCGGCAAGGACCAGGCCAAGGGCGCGCGGGGACATTCCTCCCTGCAAGCAGCCATCGACACCGAGATCGAGGTCACGGTCGATGAGGTCGGCGAAGGCCGCACGGCGACCGTCGTCAAGCAGCGTGAAATGCGGAAGGGGCAGGTGTTCCCCTTCGCGCTACAGGTCGTCGAGCTAGGCGAAAATCGCCACGGCGAGGTGGTCACGACGTGCGTTGTTGAAGCCGCAGAACCCGGCGCCATCCCGCAGCGTCCCGGTTCGGGCCTGACGGGCCATCCCAAGCGCGCATTCGAGCTACTGGCCGACGCCGTCGCCAGACGCGGCCAGCCGGGATACGGCGCTCCGGAAGGTGTCGTCTCGATCCCTGAAAAATGGTGGCGGGACGGTTTCTATGAACGCGCGATGCCGGGGGCGGAGGCCGACGCCAAGCGTAAGGCATTCCGCCGCGCTGCCGATGACCTTCTGAACAAGCACCTGGTCGCCATGACAGCCGGCCGGGTTTGGTTGCCAAAGGCACGCCCGGCCGATGCGCCTATCGAGGAAGCGGCCGATGCGGGATAGCGGGACATCGGAGCGGGACACCGGGACATCGAGCGGGACACGAATGTCCCATGGACAGCAATGCTGCCCTAATCCCAACAGGAAACGGCCCGCGAAACTGGCGGACTTCAGCCTTAAATGCGGTTCGTTCCGAGGCCGAACAGAGGGACATTCCCAAATGTCCCGCCCTGTCCCGTTCCGGAACCGAATAGAGGGACATCGAGCGGGACATCGCCGGGACATGAATGTCCCTGTGTTCGTATCCGGAACGGTGATGCGAGGAATATCAATGCATTACGCAAGTCTTGGAGCGGGACATAAATGTCCGGGTAGCGGGACATCGGGACATCACGACATACGCTTGACGCCCGGACATTTTGGGGTTAAACGCTCTATGGCGTTTACCCATTGTTCGGACGGCGAGCCCCGGCGCGGCGCATGTCCAGACCGGTTTCAACGCACCCCTCAGATTCTGAAAACAGCGCCAGCTTTGCCTGCGGCACCGGGGTGTCCCCCGAGAAGCGGGAGGGGACATTTTGGGACAGCAGGGGTGCCGTATTGCCCCCCCCTCCGCTCGCCGACGCTGCGGGGGTGGGCCATGATCAGCCGGAGTGACCCATGACCGAATCCGTGGGCGCCCATTTTGCCCCACCCACCGCACGCGGAGAAAAATCTTGACCTATCCGCTCCGACTCGCTAACGGCATCGGCATGCACTGCCAGGCTCCCGCCGCGATTCGCGACGAGATGGCCTGCGCTAGCTTTGCCGCCGATCCCTGGCACGTGCTGCAAACCAATCCCAACGTTGAACCTCGCGTGCTCGATGGCGTTCTCAGCGCTGGGTTCCGTGCCTACTTCCCGCAGCGCCTCGTCCGTCGCCGCCGTTACGGCCGGGTCGAGGAAGTGATCTGCGCTCTGTTCCCGACATACCTCCTGGTGGCGTTTAACGCCGCTACAGCCCCGTGGGGGGCTTTGCTGCGTCTCCGGGACGCCAAGCGCTTCCTCGGTCCCCAGGGCGCCCCTGCGGCGCTCCGTGAGGGCGAGGTGGAGCGCCTGATGGCGATGGGGCGCGAGAGCGACGGCGTGTTCGATGATGCCGCGCCTCCGTTCGAGCGGGGCCAGCAGCTCCGGGTGATGGGTGGCCCCTTCGCCGCAGTGCCAGCGATCTGCGAATGGTCGACGGCGGATCGGGTCGGCCTGCTGATGAGCATGTTCGGGCGCACGTTTCCGGTCGAGATGGGCCGGGCTGATGTGGAGAAGTTCTGATGGCCGATGCGGACGACGCGATGCTGGGACAGGCCTCCTGGGATGACGCGAGGCAGTCCTACAACTGCCCGCGCTGCTCCGGCGGCGCCGTGCCGGACTGGGAGCATAAGGCGCCGCTCCGCTGCACGGGCTGCAAGCTGCCGCTGGCGCCATATGGCCGGTTGAGGGTCGGCTGATGCCCGCACCCCGCAAGGCCGAACGCGCACGCCTGGCGAAGGTCGGGAAGGCCGAGGAGCGGTCGGAGCGTGGCGCGCCGCGTGGGGCCTATCCCACAAATTCGCCCGGTCGGGCCGTCGCCGCGAAGGGATATGCAACCAAGGCGGTGGACGCGGGCCGTATGTCGAAATCGACCGAGCGCGGGATCGACGCGCGCGCCAACCGCGAACTCAAGAAAGGCAAGTGAAATGAAGAAGAGCGAACCCCCCAAGGCCGCCAAGCCTCGCGACCACATGGAGGACGCCGGCGCGCAGATGAAGCGCGGCGTCGAGCATCTGGCCGAGCACCACAAGGAAGAGCGCCGCGAACTGGAACGCGGCCACAACCACGAACGCGGCAACGAAGGGAAGCGCTGATATGGCCGGATGGATCACCGCCGGGTTGCCGCAAGTCGGCCCCGCTTCCCAGAACGGCGTCGTGCAGACGGCGCCGGCTGGGCAGTATCCGATGCTCTCGCCGCGGGCCTTCGTCGCGGCGGACACCGAAGCCGCCGCCGGCCAGGCGCCGCAGAGTGTGGCGGCCACTGTAGCGCAGATCGCCATGTTGGCCGTCGCGATGGCGCACAATCAGCAGACCTCGACCGCGGGCGCCGCCACGTCGAGCACGACCAGCGGCTCGATCATCACGGAGGCGCTGACCACGGCGGCAGGCGCGACTTACACGATGACGCTGACCAATACCCTGGTCACCGCCGCCGGTGCGCCACTGCTCGTGGACATCCGTTCGGGCTCCAACACCACGCCCGGCATGACGCTCACCAGCGTGACGAACGGCTCCGGCTCGTCCGTGTTCGTGTTCACGAACCAGGGCGCCGCGGCGCTGAATGGGACGATGGTCATCGGCTGGTCGCTCTGACCCGTGTCTGACGATCCCGCCCCGAAAGCCGGTCGCCCTTCCGTCTACAAGCCGGAATACGCCGAGCAGGCGCGCAAGCTGTGCCTCCTGCTCGGCGCAACCGACAAGGACCTCGCCAAGTTTTTCGAGGTGGACGAAAAGACGATCGTCCGCTGGCGGCACGCGCGCGAGGATTTCGGCGCGGCGGTCGAGCAGGGCAAGATGGCGGCGGATGCGAACGTGGCGGAACGGCTCTATGTCCGCGCCGTGGGATACGAGCATGAGGCCGTCAAGATCTTCATGCCCGCGGGCGCCAAGGCGCCGGTCTATGCCCCGTACACTGAGCGCTTTCCTCCGGATGTGCCGGCGCAGTCGTTGTGGCTGCGCAATCGCCGGCCGGCTGAATGGCGGGATCGGGTCGAGCACACCGGTGACAAGGGCGGTCCGATCGTGAGCGAGGTCCGCTATCGCTGGGCGGACGAGACCAAGGACGAACCGCCGAAGCCCGAATGACCGCGCAGATTGTCACGCTGCCGTTCTGCCCGCGGCCCTGGCAGGTGCCACTGATCGAGTGCCGGGCGCAGTCTATCGTTGCCGTGGTGCATCGCCGAGCGGGAAAATCCACCGCGTTTGTATGGCGCGGTCTCCGCAAGGCCCTGACGCACACCCGGAGCCATATCCCCGCCCATCGTCGCAACCTGAAGGCTGACCCTCCCCGCGTCATCCATGTGCTGCCGGCGCAGGTTTCTTGGAAGCGCACCGGCCTCTGGGACAAAGTTGCGCGGGCCGCTGCGGAAATCCCCGGCGCGGTGGTGATGAAGTCGGAAATGCGCGTCATCCTCCCGAATGGCGGAGTCTACCAATGCGGCGGGATGGACAAGCCTGACTCCTGGCGCGGCGGCTTGGCGGATGAGGTAATCGAAGACGAGGCCGACGATGTGATTGCCTCCGGGCTCGACATGGTGGTCGAGCCGATGCTGGCCGACTACGCCGGGTGCCGGGTGAAGATCGGCACGCCGAAGGGCAACGGGCGGCTCGCGGCGGCTTACCATAAGTGCGATCCAGCCTCGCGGTTTCTGCTGCCGTGGCAGGCGACGGGCGCCCTGGACGATGCTCAGATCGCGTCCCTGCGCGGCACCCTCGACGAAGAGGAATTCTCCCAGGAATTGGAATGTTCGTTTACCGCACCGAATAGCGGGTCCTACTTCGGCAAATGGCTCGACGCCGCGATCGCCGAAGACCGCGTCTGCCGCGTGCTCTACGACCCCAAGCTGCCCGTTTTCACGGCGTGGGACCTTGGGATGGACGACAGCACGGCGATCTGGTGGTTCCAACGCTCGCCAGGCGGCGAATGGCGGTTCCTCGAATACTACGAGGATAGCGGCCCGGGCCTCGACACTTACGCCAAGCTACTGCTTCAGAAGCCGTACATCTATGGCCGCCATTTCCTGCCGCATGACGTCCAGGTCCGCGAGTTAACGTTCGGGGGCCAGTCGCGGCGCCTGTATCTCGCGGGCCTCGGCATTAAGCCGATCCATGTCGTGCCAGCGGCGAACCCGGCGGATCGTGTGGCGGCAACGCGCAACATCCTCCCGCGGGCTTGGTTCGACGTGACGGGCTGCGCCGAGGGACTGAAGAAACTGCGGGCCTATCGGCGCCAGTGGAATGAGCACATGGGCGTCTGGAAGGCCGAGCCACTACACGACGGGTCTTCTCATTGCGCGGATGCGATTGGCACTGGTGTCCAGGGGTCTCAGGACCCCGATGCGGCACCAGTCGCGATCGCCCCCTATGTCGCCACGAAGCTACATACGACACCGTCCCGTCCCGGCCAGTGGATGGGCTGACAGGAGTTCGAGATGGCCCGCATGGAATCCAAGAAAGGCGCCCCGGCGCGCCCGCGCGACCCGGAGAAGGGAAAGGGCGACGGCATCAAGGCCGCGATGCGCCCCCAGGGCGGCAAGCCGTCGAAGCTGGCGCCGATGGGTGCGGCGAAGAAGCGGGAGCGGTGATGTCGATCCTCGATCGCGATCGGCCGCTACGCCAGCCCACCATGTCCGCAAAGGCGCTGGCACCCGAACGCCGCATGAGCCCCGGCAAGCCGGCCGGCGAGCAGATGGCGAAGTCGCCGCTGTCGGCGTTGCCGCCGAAGGGGAAGGTGCAGACGGGCATGAAGGCGCGGTGAGCGCCCGAGGCGCCAACGGAATGACGGTGGTCGATATCTGCCGCTCGATGCTTGACCGCGCCGAGCGCGGAGAGATCAGCGGCATCGCCATCGCGACAACGCATCCCGACCTGTGCACTGCGAGCGCTTGGGTCATGGAGGAGGCCACGCTTGCCGAGTTGTTGGGGTCGGTCGCGATTTTGAACGCTCGGCTTATCCAACAAGCCCAGGACGGCCCATGACCGCCACCGACCCCGCCGCCGTAGCCGCCGCGCTCCGTGCCCAAGCCGACGCCTGCCAGGATACCGACCCCGCGCGAGCCCAGATGCTCCGCGACAAAGCCGATCTGCACGCCAGGGCTGCCCGCTGATCCATGGAAGACGTCGACACCGACCCGCGCGATGTTCCCAACCATAAGGACGATCGCCACCGCCGCATCGTCTCCCGTGCGCACCGTCGGTTCAAGCGCGTCCGCACCTACGAGAGCGATGCCCGCAATCATTGGGTCGACGACTACAAGTTCGCGAACGGGGACGCCTACAACAACTACCAGTGGCCGAGCGAGATATACAACGCCCGGAACGGCGCCCAGCGCCCGACGCTGACGATCAACAAGACGCAGGTCCACAACCGGCACATCATCAACGACGCCAAGCAGCACAAGAGCGGGATCAAGTTCCGTCCGGTCGGAGACGGCGCCACCGCTGCGGCGGCCACGATCTGGGAAGGCATTGCGCGCCACGTCGAGAACATCAGCCGCGCGCAGTCGAACGCTTACGGACCGGCGATCGAGTTTCAGGTGCAGGCGGGTCTTGGCTTTACGCAGGTCGTCACTGACTACGTGAGCGACGACAGCTTCGACCAGGAGATTTACTTCCGCGGCGTCGGCGATGTGCTCGGCACGTATCTGTTCGAGTGTACGGAGAAGGACGGCGCCGACGCGCGCGGGGGCTTCATCATCGCCGACAAGCCGCGCGACGAGATGGAGGAGAAATATCCGGAGTTGAAGGGTCATGCGTCGCCCAGCAACGCGGTGGACGGCGAGGACAGTGACTGGCTGCGCGACGATCACATCCGCGAGGCGCTGTATTACGAGATCGAGGAAGAGAAGGACGAGCTGATCGGGGACCGCACGAGCGGCGTGACGATCCTGCGGAGTGAGGTGACGGGCGATCTGGTGCACAAGTGGGAGCAGGATGCGAAGGATCGCGGTGAAAAACTGCACCGGCGCGACGTGGTCCGGAAGAAGGTGCGCTGGTACAAGATCGTCGGCGACATGATCGTTGAAGAAGGCGATTGGCCCGGCGTTACGATCCCGCTTGTCCCCTGGATCGGCGAAGAGACCGTCATCGACAAGCGCATGGACCGCCGCGGCCATACCCGTGCGCTGCTCGGCCCGCAGCAGATGCTGAACTACAACCGATCGGCAGCAGTGGAATACGGGGCGCTTCAGAGCAAGTCCCCGTACATCGCTCCCGCTGCCGCGATCGGCGACTACATGACGTATTGGGAAACGGCGAACACCGTCAACCATGCGTTCCTGCCGTGGAAGCACGTCGACGACAACGGCGCCCTCATCCCGTCGCCAGAGCGCCAGGATGCCCCCCAGGCAGCTCCCGCGTTCCTGGAGGGGTCCCAGGCCGCCGAACAGGATATGCAGCTCGCCTCGGGCCAATACGACGCTGAGATGGGGGCGCCAGGCAATGAGCGGTCCGGCACCGCGATCAACCAGCGGCAGCGCCAGAGCGATCGCGCGACGTACCACTTCGTCGACAACCAGGCGATGGCGATCCGCCGGCACGGGCAGATCCTGCTGGAGATCGTGCCGAAGGTGTATGACACCAAGCGGCTGATCCGGATCGTGGACGAAAGCGGGCTTGAATCGCACGTCCAGGTCGACCCGATGGCGAAGGAAGCGCACTCAGTTGCTCCGGATGGCACGGTGACGTTCAACCCCAACCTCGGCCGCTATGAGGTGGTCTCCGATGCCGGGCCCGACTTTGCGACGCAGCGGCAGGAAGCCTTCAATGCGATCGTGCAGATTCTGACCCAGGCGCCGGCGCTGATTGATCGGATCGGCGATCTGCTGTTCAAAGTGGCCGACTTCCCGCTGGCGGATGAGATCGCGGAGCGGTTGAAGCCCGGCTTCCCGCCGGCGGCACAGCACGCGATCGGCGAGCTACAGAAGCAGCTCCAGGGCCAGAACAAGCTGCTCGGCGAGGCCATGCAGGCGTTGGCCGAAGAGCGGCTGAAGGTCAAAGGCGAGGATGCCGAGCAGGCCGTCCGGGCGTTTGATGCCGATACGCGGCGTCTGGCGGTCGTGAAGGACATGCTGCCTCTCGATCCGGCCGACATGCAGGCGATGATCCACGAAACGGTGCGGCAGGCGTTGCAGGACAATCTGGGGCCGATCGTGGCGCACCTCTCGGCCGGGGTGGGGGCGCAGACCTCCGCGGATGGGCCGGCTGGGGCGACGGGACAGGCGCCGATGCGGCAGGTGACGCCGCCCATGGGAGATATGGCGGCATGAAACGCATTCCCCGCAACTACGCCGGCCTGAACGCGCACCGCCTCGTGGCGAGCGTCGCAATCGAGATGGCGCAGGAGTGGTTTGAGGTCTACGCGCGTGACAATGCCGTATATCGCAAGCTCCGCGCCGACGGTCAGGTGACGGAGCGCGCCGCGCGGGCGCTGTTCGTCGAACGGGTAGCGCCCCGGTTCCTAGAGGACGCGCGGGCGCAGTTGGCGTCCATGCTCGCCGCGGATGCGCCGACTTGCGAGTACACGAAGGAGCAGATTTATGAGGCGCTGTGCCTCGATTCCGATCTGCGGGCCAATCGGTTCGTCGCGGAAGATCAGGCGGCGATCCCAACGGCCCTCCACTGATTCGCGCCGAGTATCCTCGGGGCCTTCGGCTACGCGAAAGCGGAAACCGGGCTGGGGGCGTGAAGCTACCCCGCGTATCTACCCTCCGGCGGGGCGAGCCGAGCGACTGAGACCAAGGAAGCACCATGAGCGACGACCCCATCGAACTCCGCGCCGAAATAGCGAGGCTGCGGGAACTGCTGGACGACAACGGGATTGATCCCGATCCCGTCGTTTGGCCGGCAAAGCCCTTCGGTCCTCCCACGCTTCTAGATCATATGACCCACCAGGCCGCGGTCTCTGCGATCAGCAGCATGCTGGCAGACTGGAAGCGGACCGACGCGATTTTTGCCTCTTGGGGAGACAAAGGGGGCGCGCCTCTCCGTATTCGCCTTCCCGCTGACTTTTCGGTGCGGTCATGAGCGGCACCCAGACCCTACAGGCCGACCCGGAAGAGACTGCGCCGGTTGTCGAGACGCCGGCCGCCCCGGTTGCTGCCGACCTCCCCGTTGCCGCGCCTGAACCAGCGCCGGAGCCGACCGAGGCGGAGAAAGCCGCAGCGGCGAAGGAAATCAAGAAAGCCGACGATGTCCGCAAGCGCATCAACGCCCTCACACGACGCGGCGCCGAGGCCGAGCGTGAACGGGACGCGCTCCGGGCCCAGCTTGCCGCCGCCCAGGCGCTGATCGGCGCGCAGCAGCCGGCCGGTGAAGAGACTGCACCCACAGCACCCGCGGCGCCTCTTACCGACGAGGTGATCCGCGCCCGCGCAGCCGAGCTGAACGCCGCCGAGCGCTTCCAGGAACGCACCCGCGACCTGATCTCGAAAGGCGCCAAGGAACTCGGCGCCGACACCTGGAACGAAAAAACCGGCATCCTCGCCGAGATGGGCGCCACCGGCAATCAGGCGTTCATGCAGGCGCTCGCCGAGCTGCCCGACGCGCACAAGCTGGTCGCGCACCTGGCCGACGATCTCGACACCCTCTCCGGGCTGCTAGGGCGGTCACCAGTGGCGATGGCGGCCGAGATGGGGCGTATCGCCGCAGCGATCAGCACACCGGTCCAGCGGTCGCTCTCGGCGGCTCCGAAGCCGGTGGCGCCGGTGACCGGGCGTGTGACGGCCGAGCCGGATGTCTACGACGACAAGCTGTCCATGGCCGAGTACGTGAAGCTGCGGCGGAAGACGGCGCCGGTGGCGCTGGGTGGCGAGAGGCGGCGTAACGCCTGACGAGATAGCGCGGACATTCCGCGCCGGGCACCGGGACCCGTAACCCGAGCGACTAAGCCTACCACGAAGTCGAGCGACTTTCCTTATCCGACTCAGTGGCAATCCGCAGTCCTGTCAAGAACCTTCGGGTGAGACGGGATTATGTGTTGTCCCGCGCTTGATCCTTTCGAGGATCGCGCAAAGTCGGAGTGCCTGTCATGGCCGGGAATAGCTTGCTTACCATTTCTATGGTGACTCGCGAAGCCGTTCGCCTCTGGAAGAATACAAATGCTTTCATGCGCAACATGGATACTACCTACGACGATCAGTACGCTCGCGAAGGCGCGAAAATCGGTTCGTCCCTGCGTATCCGCCTGCCGGTAGACTTCACGGTCCGCACCGGCGCCGCTGCGTCCTTCCAGGACGTGAGCGAGCAGTTCACCACCCTGACGCTCGCGACGCAGCAGGGCGTGGACATGAGCTTCCCCTCGATCGACCTCACCCTGTCGGTGGACGACTTCGCGGAACGCTACATCGCCCCGGCGGTGAACGTGCTCGCCGGCCAGGTCGCGGTTGCGATCATGTCGGGCGCCGAGGGCGGTGTCTGCAACTACATTGATAACGAGGCGGCGGGCGCGATCATCACGCCGACGGTCTCGACGTTCTTGACCGCGAATGCGATCCTGGACACGCAGTCGGCCCCGGTCCTCAACCACCGCATCGTGACGAACCCCTACACCGACGCGCGGATTGCGGGCGCCCTCTCGGGTCTGTTCAATCCCGCGACGGAGATCAGCGAGCAGTATCGCAGCGGCGCGATGAAGAACGCGCTCGGGTTCGACTGGATGAAGGACCAGACCGTCATCCAGCACACGTCCGGCAGCTTCTCCGCCGGCACCGTGTCGGGCGCGGGCCAGAGCGGCAGCAGCGTCACCACGGGTGCCATCACCGGCACGCTGGCGAAGGGCGACATCATCACCTTCGCCGGGGTGAATGGCGTTAACCGCATCACCAAGGCCGATTACGGGCAGCTTCGGCAGTTCGTCGTGACGGGCGCGGTGGCGAGTGCCGGTACCTCGATCGGCATCTATCCGCCGCTGATCCCGCCCGGGCCCGGTGGCGCGCAGGTCCAGTATCAGACCGTCACCGCCTCTCCCGCCAATGGTGCGACGATCAGCCTGGTCGGGCCGGCGTCCGCCACCTACCGGAAGAACATCGCGTTCGTGCCGGAAGCGGTCACGATGGCGACCGCGGACCTCGAAATCCCGCCGGATGTCCAGTCGGGGCGCGATCAGTTCGACGGGGTTTCGATGCGGATGGTTCGCCAGTACGTCGTCGGCACCGACCAGACCGGGACGCGTCTCGATATTGTCTACGGCTACCTCTGGGTGAGGCCCGAATGGGCCTGCATCGTCGCAGACACGCTGTAACGAACACGGGCGCGGTGGCGGCAACGCTGCTGCGCCCGTCGCGTTCCGAACATAACAGGAGAGAACTTTGTCGATCGAAACTGATCTCGCCCAAACCCAATTTCTGCAACGTGGCGGTGTTCTCTCGCGCGCCATCGCGAAGAAGATGGAGACGGGCGAAATGTCCCAGACCTACACGTTCCGCGAGTATCCGAAAATGCTCCGGATCAGCAAGGGCGTGCACAGCATTGAGTGCACGACGGAGAACGTGAAGGGCAAGACGCTGGAGTGGACCGAGCAGCGCGAGCTGTTCGATGAGATCATCGTCGCGACCGAGGAAGAGGAAGAGCGCGTCCTGTCCGGCGGTCGGACATCGGCGCAGATCGAACAGGAGCGGCTTGACCTGATCGGGCGCTGCCGGAATGCCGGGCTGCGGGTAGACCCCACGTGGTCGTCCGTGCGGCTTCGGCGCGAGCTTGGCGATGCGATGGACGCACCGCCGGGCGACGAAGAGGCGCAGTTGCAGGCCGAGCTGGCGAAGCTGCGCCGCATGCGCGAGATGCGGGCCGAGATCGCGGCGCTCCAGGCGGAGATTGCCGAAGCGCCGGCGCCCGAGGTGGTGTCCGATGAGATCGAGGATCTGCGGGTGCAGCTTCGGGCGCTCGGGATCAAGCCCGATCTGCGGTGGGGCGAGCCCCGGCTTCGGGGCGAGCTTGACAAGGCGACGGCACCCGATCGGGGCGCCGCGTAACGATGCCCCTCGTAACCGCCCAGGACCTCGTAACGTTCGCCCTCAAGGCGACGGGCGTCCTGGGCGTGGGGCAGAGTGCGCTGGCTGAGGACAACACCGACAGTTTCTCGGCCCTCAACGGCATGGTGGGGCAGTGGAACGCCAAGCGGTGGCTGATCTACCAGCTTGTCGATTACTCAATCGTCTCGACCGGCGCCGTCTCCTACACGGTCGGCGTCGGCGGCCAGATCAACACGCCGGGACGCGCGACGCGACTGGAATCGGCGTTCTTTCGGCAGTTCATCACGTCCGCACCGGCTGCGGTCGATTACCCCCTCACGATCCTGCAATCCCGCGAAGATTACAATCGGATCGTGCTGAAAGGGCTGGTAAGCTGGCCGGCATTCATCTTCCTCGACAGCGGCAACCCGCTCGGGAACGTGTATCCGTGGCCGGTGCCGGCAGCGTCGCTCTATGAGCTGCATATCACGCTGAAGCAGACGCTGCCGCAGTTTGCCACTTACACGCAGCAGATCGATTTGCCGGAGGAATACACCGAAGCGCTGTGGACGAACCTCGCGCTTCGCCTCTCTGCGATCTATCCCGGCGCCTCTGTCACCGATGATACCCGCAAGCTCGCCGCTGCGTCCCTGGAAACGATCCGGGTAGCGAATACGGAGATTCCGCGTCTGGGGATGCCGACGCCGCTGACGCGCGGGAGTCTCTATAATATACTGAGCGATTCTATATACTAAAATATCCTTGAAAGCCATGCTATAACGCGCTATGCAGGTCCGCCTGTTAGGAGGGGCTTGCGATGGAAATCAACAAAGGCTACCGTTTCGAACGGCTCACTGCGGTCTGTTTCTCTCATTACAGCGAGCGGTGGCACATTCCGCATTGGCTGTTTCGATGCGATTGCGGCAAAGAGAAAGTGTGCGGCGTCTGCAATGTTGTGAGCGGCAGGACAAAGTCGTGCGGGTGTCTCCAAAAAGAACGAGCAAGCGCCGCGCGGCTACGACACGGAATGTCGGATCATCCCGCCTACAACACGTGGACTGCTCTCAATAACCGATGCAATAATCCGAACGCATCTGATTTTCAGCACTATGGCGGCAGGGGAATCCGCGTATGTGCCGCGTGGCGCACGTTTGACGGGTTTTGGGCCGACATGGGCGCATCCTGGGCGCTGGGCCTTACAATCGAGCGCGTTAATAATGGCGGCGATTATGAGGCTGCCAATTGCGTGTGGGCTACATGGGAACGCCAGCAGCGCAATAGGCGCAACAGCAAAATAATCGACACTCCTTGGGGCCGTATGTCGGCGGCGGCGGCGGCGGAAAAGGCAGACCTTCCTTACGGTCTGTTCATTCAGCGCGTGCGAGCGGGCTGGTCGGCCCCCGATCTATTCCTGCCGCGGCGGCGGCGGAAAGACTAGAATCGAAAGGATGACAAGACATGGCCGCCTTCCCCGTTACCAGAGTCTGACCGCCGGTGCGCATCCCGCTCGCGCAAGGCGCATATTCAGCGCGGTCGGTCATCGCCTCGGCGCAGCGCTGCGTCAACCTCTACGCCGAGAACAACCCCTCCGGCACGATCCTCGAACTACAAAGCGCCGGCCAACCGTCGCCGTGGGGCACCGGACAATCGGCCGAGGTGCCGGCACCGCGGACCTATTATCCGGCGCCAGGGCTGCGACTGCTCGGCACGCCGCCTATCGCGGGACCGGCGCGGGGGCTCTACTGGGCCAACTCTGGGGCGCTCTATTACGTCTGTGGCAACACCCTCTACACCGTGTCTCCCTCGTGGGCCTTCACCACGGTTGGCACGATCGATGTCGGCAGCGCGCCGGTCAGCATGGCGGACAACGGCACGCTGCTCGGCCTCATGGACGGCACCTCGAACGGCTACCAGGTGACGCTCGCCACTGGCGCCTTCGCCCCGATCAGCGCCACCAACAACTCGCCCCCCGCCGGCAGCGGCGCCGTCTACGCCTTCTACGGTGCCGACCGGGTCGACATGCTGGACGGCTTCATGCTGTTCAACCAGCCGGGCACGCAGAACTTCTACTGCACCTACAACAACGAGATGGTGTTCGACGCGCTCTACTTCGCCGCGAAGAACGGTTATTCGGACCCGCTGGTGTCAGTGCTCGCCACCCGGCGCGAGATATGGCTGATCGGGCAGCGGACGACCGAGATATGGTTTGATGCTGGCGCGGCGAATTTCCCGTTTCAGATCGTGCCGGGGCCGTTCATCCAGCACGGATGTTCGGCGAAATACTCGGTCGCGCAGATCAATGGCGCTGTCTATTGGCTTTCGCAGGATCAGGCCGGGCAGAACATCATGGTCCGGGCCGAGGGATATGAGGCTGCGCGCGTGTCCACGCACGCGATTGAGACCGAATGGAGCACGTACTCTACCACGGCCGATGCGGTGGGCTTCTGTTTCCAGCAGAACGGCCACCCGTTCTACCAGATCAATTTCCCGACTGCGGACCGAAGCTGGCGCTACGATGAATCGACGCAGGAATGGCACGAGGCCGTCTACGTCGATGCCAACGGCGTGGAGCATCGGCATCTCGCGCAGTGCGCCATCTTCGCCTACGGGCTGAACATCGTCGGGGATTGGCAGACGGGCGCGCTCTACGCCCTCGATCCCGGCGCCTACACCGACAACGGAGCGCCGATGCAATGGCGCCGTGGCTGGCCGCATCTGATGAATGACGGCAAGCGTGTCGGCTACACGTCATTCTCGGCCGATATGCAATGCGGCGAAGCGCCCGGCGGCACTGTCGGGCTGCGGTGGAGCGATGATCGCGGCCGCACCTACGGCAATCCGGTGCAGCAGTCCATGGGCGCGACCGGGCAGTACCTGGCGCAGCCGAAGTGGAACCGTCTCGGGTTGGCGCGTGACCGTGTGTTCGAACTGTACGGCACGATCCCGGGGCCGTTCGCGCTCAATGGGGCGTTTATCGAGGTGCAGGGCTTCGCGACATGACGGTCCCGGCCGCACTGCCGGTCCCCGCAGCGCCGATGATCGGTCCCGGGGGTGTCGTCACCCATACATGGCGGTACTTCTTCCAGCAGGTGCTGACACGCGCCGGGGGCGCCTCCGGGAATGACTTCGGTGCGCCGGCCAGCGTGTCGCTCACATCGTCGCCGTTCGTCTTCACTGCGCCTTCGGGCGGCGCATTGTTCCTGTCCGGGGGCGGCATCTCGGCGCTGACGATCGCGCGCGGCGGGGTGGGGTTCCCGACGGGCTCCTTCTACGGGGCGTTTCCGATGGCTCAAGGGGATACGATGACGATCCGCTATGTGCGCGCTCCGGCGGCGGTGTTCATCCCGGGATGAGCGGCGGGTTCATCATCTACGCGCTGCCCCGCAGCAGAACCTGGTGGCTTTCCAGATTCTTGACCTACGCCGATTGGACCTGCGGCCACGACGAGCTTCGCCACGCCCGCAGCCTGGACGACATACCGGCATGGTTCGGGCAGCCGTGCACCGGCACGGTGGAGACCGCCGCGGCCCCGTGGTGGCGCCTTGTGCCGCCAGAGGTGCGCACGGTCGTGGTGCGGCGCCCGGTCGCCGAGGTGGTCGACAGCCTGTTCGGCGCGGGGCTCCAGTGCGACCGCGACCGGCTCACGAAGGAGATGGTCCGGCTCGACCGAAAGCTCGATCAGATCGAGCACCGGGCGCCAGGCGCGCTGTCGGTGCAGTTCGCCGATCTTGCCTCCGAAGAGACGTGCGCGCGGGTGTTCGAGCACTGCCTGCCATATCCGCACGATCATGTCTGGTGGACAACGCTGTCGCCGGTGAACTTGCAGACCAACCTGCTGGCGCTGATGCGGTACATGCACGCCTATCAGGCTCCCCTTGCGAAGCTGGCCGCGATGGCGAAGCAGCGCACGTTGGCGCAGATGACACCGCCGCCGCGCGAACCCGACGGGGTTACGATCCAGCAAGAGCCGTTCGAGGCACTGTTCCAGGACGGCCGTGCGCTATTCGCCGAACATTCTCTCCAGGTCGGGGAGGCGCCCGACTCCTACCTCAGCAAGAATATCCCGCTGATGCGCGTGCTGGAGGAAATCGGCGCGATGCAGATCACGACGGCGCGAAGCAACGGCAGGATGTTTGGGTACCTAATGGCGATCATCAGCCCCTCTCTGGAATCGCCCGGAGTGACAACAGGTGTGCACACGTTGTTTTTTGCCGATCGCGCCTTTCCTGGTCTCGGCATGAAGTTGCAGCGGGCATCGATCGCGGCCCTCCGGGCGCGTGGGGTGGACGAGATCGTGCTGCGCGCCGGGCCGCGAGGGTCAGGGCCGAAGATGGGGGCTCTTTATCGGCGTCTGGGAGCGGTCGATCACGGACAGCTTTTTATTCTTGATGGGAAGGCCGCGTAGATGGGAATCGGGGCCGCTATCGCCGGAGGGGTTGCGGCTGCTGGGATCGGTGGCGCGATCATCTCGTCCAATGCCGCGCAGTCCGCCGCGAAGACGCAAGCCAATGCGGCTACGCAAGCATCAAACAATGCACTGGCGGCCGGTAAGCAGGCGCAGGCAGACCTTGCGCCATATGCGGCGGTGGGACAGCCGGCGGCGGCCACACTTTCGCAGATCACCAGCAACCCGGCTGCGGGTCTCGCGCCCTATGGGCTGTCCGGCCTCACGTTTCAGCCGACGCAGGCGCAACTTGCGGCCACGCCGGGGTATCAGTTCGATCTCAATCAAGGCTTGCAGTCAACGCAGAACGCGAACGCAGCGCAGGGGCTCGGGGTGTCGGGCGCGGCGTTGAAGGGGGCGGCCAGCTATGCAACGGGGCTGGCGAACAACACGTTGACGACGCAGCAAGGCATTTTTCAGCAGAACTTGAACAACGTGCTCAACCCGTTGCAGTTCAATGCCAACATGGGCGAGAACGCCGCTGCGGGGCAGGGCAACTACGGTATGCAGGCGACGGCGAATGCAAACCAGTATGCGACTGCGGGGTCGGCCGCCACAGCGGCGGGGACCATGGGATCGGCGAAAGCCTTGAACAGCGGACTTCAGGCGGTGGGGAACGCGCCGTTGAACTACCTGTTGTATAGCAATCTGCTAGGAAGTCAGACGAACCCAGGATTTAACGGCGCCGCGTCGCCGCAGTCTTCTTATGCCGCCGGCAACAGTTGGGTGCCCTGATGAGCGGAACCGTCCCCGGCACCGGCATCGATCCAGCTATCGCGCTGGATGCGAAGCCGCCCGCGCAGCCGAACCCCCTCGCGACGATCGGGCAATTCGCGCAGGCGAAGAACGCGCTCAATCAGCTCCAGATGTTCCCGGGGCGCCTGGAGCAGCAGCAGATCGCGATCCAACAGGGGCAGTTGGCGAACCAGGGAGCGCAGTTGCACCTCCATCAGCAGCGGCTGAATTACTTTGGCGGCCTGATGGTGAACGAGCTTCTTGGCCCGGACGGCAAGCCCACCACAGGCGTCGCTGCGAAGGACATCGCGAAGGGGCTCTCGACGGCTGTTTCCGATGGAATGATGCCGCCCAAGGATGCTGTGAGTTTGCTCAGCAGCCTTCCGAACGGGGGCGCCGATCCGGCGGCGAACCGGCAGTGGCTGATCCAGCACTATGGAGCGAACCAGGCGGCGTCCGGACAGATCGGGCAGGCGCTGGCGACGCTTGGGCAGACGCCGAGCAGCATCAACACGCCGGCCGGCACTTACACCGGGGGCACCGCTGGCCCGCTGACGGGCGCTCCGGGTGCTTTCCAGCCGGCCACGATGCTGCCGAGCACCGTCGCGCCCTCCCAGGCCGCGGCGCCGGAAACCCGCGTCGGACCGAACGGGCAACCGATCACGGCGCCCGCCGGAACCTACATGCCGCCGGGCGTCGTTCCTCCGCAGGCTGGGGGCGCTGGCGGCGGCGTGGTGCAGCTTGGCGGTCCTGGCGCGGGCGCGCCTCCGGAGCCCGGAGCGTCCCCGGTTGCCTCCGCCCCTCTGGCGCCCCCGCCGAGCCCAACCAATCAGCCCCGGCTGGCCGGGGATGTGCCGCCACCAGCGCTCCCGGGCGCAGGGGGCGCGCCGTTCGCGGGAATGCCGGTCGGCACGGGGCCGGCGCTGCAAGCCTCGGCCGCCCACTACGCTGCGGCCAGCGAAGCCGCCAACGGCTACCAGCAGCGTGTGTTCCCGCTGGAAGCGGCTGCGACGGCTCTCCAGACCGCCAACACGGGGCCCGGGACCGGAACCGTCGAGCACATCAAGTCGTTCCTGGTCGGGCAGGGAATGTGGCCTGGCGGTCCCAATCAGGTCGCCTCCTATGACGAGGCTGTGAAATACCTTGCGTCGTGGGCATCTCGGCAGCCCGGCGCGGCCGGATCGGACATGCGGACCGAGTTGTCCCAGGTCGCGAATGCCTCGACGAAGATCAGCAACCTCGCCGCCCGCGACGTGGTGCGAAACGCGCTCGGACTCGAACGTATGCAGCAGGCCGCGACGCTCGCCTTCCCGGGCGGCGCGCAGAACGCCGGGCAGTACGACCAGTACCAGCGCACCTTTGCCACCACGCACGATCCGCGGGGGTTTGTGTGGAATGAGGTGCCGTACGCCGAGCGGCAGAAGATCATCGCCAATATGACGCGGGGCCAGAAGATGGCCCTGAAGGCGAGCATCGATCTTGCGGGGCAATACGATCTGACCGGGAAGGCCCCTGCCGTCCCACAGCCTGCCGTAGCGACCGGGAACGCACCCAATGCCCAGCAGCCTGTCGCCCCAGCAGCAAACATTCCTGCAAACGTACTCGCCCCTCGCGCATGATGTCGCCCAGGCAACGGGGCTTCATGCCTCCGTCGTGCTCGGGCAGATGGCGCAGGAAACGGGGTGGGGGGAGCACGTAGGGGACAACAACCCGTTCGGCATTTCGCCGGGCGGCGCGGCTGCAACCTATCCGAGC